CTGATAGTGACACCAATTTCAAAACAACCTTCAGACGTATTAACGTTTGGTAATAACGTTTCCATTATCTCGTCCTCAACAATGAATTTTGTGATGCGGCGCCTGGTGCCTCCAGGTGACGTTAACCAGTAAACCATTAACGCCGGATTGTTAGTTGATGTCTGTTACGCAAGTAAAAGACCGCTTGTTTTAACTGTTCCGCGTGCGCTGAGCCGCATTCACCGCATCACAAAATTCACTTTAAAAGGGGCGGGTATCACGGGAAAAACAAAACGAATACCCGCCAAAAGGTAATCAACATGGGTTGTTGTAGCGGAGTTGTCACTCAGGCGTATGGTCAACCTGACAACCCGGTGTCCTCAACGGGGAAGAAATACCCCCGCCATACTTACCGCCGCGCCATTTCGCGGAGTGCCACAACCGGAAGCGCACGGTCGACGAAAATTTAACGACAGGCTATCTATGAACCAGCAACCTCGCCGTGCGCTTTCGCGTTATGCTCTGACTTTTCAGAGAAATATCCTTTCAGTAAACTGTCAGTGCCGGATGTTCACCCGTGGAGAACTCCTTAATTACCAACCCTCAGGAGGGTGAATGTTAAAATCAACTCTTATTGCTAAATGCCTTTATCAAAATCGCATGGTAAGCAGCATTTCAATAGGCGAGTCTGCAGTTAAAAGTATTTTCGAAGAGTACTTTTCCGGGCATGATTTTAATAAATGGAATACCAAATTACCGCCAGCAGTTTCAACGCGTATTCTGAAAGCAACTGAAAGAGCAAGTACAATTCGCGTTAACTATTTCATTAAAGATTTGTGGGATCTTTGATATCCACAGAGCCTAAAGTATGTGCATATGGATGTGCTATTGTGCGCCCTCGCAGATTTGCATCATTTTCTAAATTCACTGAACGAAACAGGGCATCAACAAGGCTCTGTACAATGCAAAGGCAATCGAAGACTGTCGCCGTTTCTGTTTTGATTGATGAAAGAACATGGCCATTCACGCAAACAGAAATTACCCGTTTATTAACATCGCTTTCCTGCTTTTGATTATCAGAACCATATAGCCCAGAAAAAGCATTGCGCACATTACGAACCATATTATCGATGGTTTCTTTTTTGGTGTATGCCGGGTCAATTTTCACCAGACTATCACCGAGTGTCGTTGCAGCAATTATCTGGATTTCTTTTGGTAAATCTTTAAATTCCATTATTAGCCTCGTTGGTTAACCATTAACGTGGGTATGTAATCATTCTGGCAATGCTTAATGCCGCTGCTTTTTCCAGATTGGTGATATCCTGCTCCAGAGCGGACAGATTTTCAGCCTGCTTAGCCCTGGCTTCATTGGCCCATTTCAGGTCCTGCGCAGCCTTAATTTTCTGGTGCATCCACTCATAAAGTTCATCATCGGTATAGTCTGGCGCGATGATGACGGGTTCTCGTTTCTGCATACTGATTCCTCGCGGTGCTGCTTCGCTTATCAGCCGTTAGATTTTGCCGGGCTGGAAAGCGCCTGTATAAACTCACTGAAGCTGAGAGCTTCTTCGCCTTTGGCAAGGCCTTCGAAGTATTCTTCGTAAGCCTTTTCCATGATTGTGTCGAAATCCATATCACTCACCTGAGTTTCTTTCCAGCCAGCGACGGGCACCATTTTCGGTTTTAAACGTTTTGCTTTTGGTATACGTCATCGCGGTGAACGTACCGTCCTGGTTGGGGAACACGCCACATACCAGAGATTCGTTGTTGCCAAGATCGATAGTATCCATGCTGACCTCATTTCCCCTTAACGCCGGGGTAGCGGAACAAAAACCTGCTGCATAGTTAAAGTTGAACCCTGCCGTCATGTTCTTACGCCTCGGGCTGGCTACTTAACCCCTGACCACTGCCGGGTAACTCGAAGTATTTCCCTGCGTTCTGTGGGGCGGGGTGGGTTGGTATTTTAGTTTAATAAACATTAAACTTAAGTCAAGTAAAAACTAAACCGCGAAACATAACAAACACAACGCTTTTGATAAAGTCGTTGCGGTTGTTATGTTTCTATTGGTAGTGAAAGTTAGGGAAACTGGCGTCTTGCGTGGATCACGTTTACTACTTCAACGCTTGATGTTGTTACGCGGTATAGAATTATATAGTTAGGGTGGGCTACAATCTCACGCAAGCCAGGTACTCTGTCGCTTGGTGGGTATAAATACGGATGTTCGGATAACGGCAGCACACAACCCCTTAATCGCTGCCATAAGCGTTCAGCCGCATCTATGTCGAAACGAGCAATATAACTAGTTATATCATCTAGGTCGGTATCTGCGCTTTCAAGCCATAACACGGGTAACATTTTACTGCTTGCTCCGTTCCTTGCGCATCTTAGCAAAGCGTTCTGCCATTCTGCGCTCAACTTCGTCATGGGGAATTGCTGGGCGCGGATCTGCAAGGCTCGTTGCTACTTTCGCACGCAGCCATTCGTTGTAACTGTTTTCTTGTTCAATGGTTTCAAATTCAGAAACCATTGGTGAAAGGGCTCTATTCATGTTTCCTCCGGTTTTATAACTCAGGCGCGGCGGCATTTTTGCGCCGCAATCCATCTCGCTATGAGATCTTCCATTGATTCTTTTTTCTGCTTTAACTCGCTGATTATCTGGCGTTGCTCATCCTCAGGGAAGGCTGAAAAAATCTGCAATAATTCCAGTTGATTAGACGTTAACCCTGCATGTGGTGGAGAAACCCCCGGTTGTTCTGCGTATTCCGCATCCAGATACCCTTCCGGCATCCCGTATGTTTGCTCTATTCTTCTGGCAGCCTTTTCTCCAAACGAGGCTCTCCCACTCATTAATTGAGATAGGTAGCTCTTCTCTTTGGGTGGCAGAGTTTTATCTTTAAACCACTCCTTGAGACGTAAACGGCGAATTTCTTTTTTTTGCATGTGGTAATTATCTTTAGTAATCACTAAACAAGCAAATACTTGACTTAATGGTTTATTAAACACTAAACTCGCAAAAAAAACACTAAACCGAGGAAGGTATGACATTAAAAGAGTTTATTAAATCATTAAGGGTTGGTGATGCTAAGAAATTCGCGGCCAGACTTGGTGTATCGCCATCTTACTTATCGCAAATGGCGTCTGGACGAACAGCTATATCTCCAACCCGCGCCCTTATGATCGAATCTGCGACGGAAGGCCAAGTAAGTAGGGCGGAGCTACGACCCCATGATTGGGAGCTTATTTGGCCTGAGTATGCGAGCGGCATTCGTTTGGGGCAAACACATGTTGTTCATGCTGAAGGTGATTGTAGTGCATGCTTATCTGATGGAGTTGATTCATGAAAATCAAGCATGAACACATCCGCATGGCGATGAATGCCTGGGCTCATTCGGACGGTGAAAAAGTTCCGGCAGCTGAAATAACCCAGTCTTATTTTGAGTTGGGTATGACGTTTCCTGAATTGTACGACGACAGCCATCCGGAAGCCCTGTCTCGTAATACCCAGAAAATTTTCCGCTGGGTAGAAAAAGACACCCCTGATGCGGTTAAAAAAATTCAGGCGTTGTTACCGGCGATCGAAAAAGCAATGCCGCCTCCACTGGTGGCCCGAATGCGCAGCCACAGTTCGGAATATCACCGGGAGCTTGTCGAGCGACGGGAGCGCCTGGTGAAAGATATCGATGAGTTTGTTGCGGCAGCGATCGTGTTGTTCGATCAGATGAATCGTGGTGGTCCGGCGGGAAATGCCGTGGTGGCGCATTGATAACGTGTTCTGGGGGGGGGGGGGGATGAAGCTCCTTTTTGCTGAACGTCCGCTGGTTATAAACACGCAGCTGGCGATGAAAATTGGTCTGAACGAAGCCATCGTGTTGCAGCAGTTGCATTACTGGTTGAGAGATACCGGTTCCGGCATGGAATGTGATGGTGTTCGCTGGATTTATAACACAACAGAACAATGGCTGGAGCAGTTCCCGTTCTGGTCAGAGTCAACGTTAAAGCGCGCGTTTGCAAGTCTGAAAACGCTGGGGCTTTTGCGTTGTGAAAAGCTCAATAAATCAAAGCGCGATATGACCAATTTCTACACGATCAACTACGGGAACGAGCTTTTAGATGGTGGCAAAGTGAGCGAATCCATCGGTTCAAAATGCGCCGCTCCATCAGGTCAAAATGACACGATGGAAGAGGCTAAAATGGCACGTTCCATTGGTTCAAAACGACTCAATGTCATCGGGTCAAAATGGCCTGATGATCTTACAGAGAATACAACAGAGATTACTACAGAGAATAAAAACACTTCTCGTCCGGAAGCTTCGCAACCGGACCCGCAGACGGTTGAACGGGATTTTTTAACCCGACACCCTGACGCGGTTGTGTTCAGTGCAAAAAAACGCCAGTGGGGCAACCAGGAAGATTTGGCGTGTGCGCAGTGGATCTGGGGGCGAATCGTGAGTCTTTACGAGCAGGCCGCCAGCGATGATGGCGAGATTTCGCGACCGAAAGAACCCAACTGGACCGCATGGGCCAACGACGTGCGCACAATGCGGATGCTGGATGGCAGAACTCACAGACAAATTTGTGAAATGTTTGGTCGGGCGCAGCGGGATCCATTCTGGGTAAAAAATATCATGAGTCCGTCAAAGCTTCGCGGAAAATGGGATGAACTGGTTATCCGCCTGGGGCGTTCGTCTGTACAGCGTTGTGTGAATCATATTTCTGAGCCGGATACCGAAATTCCGCCGGGGTTCAGGGGGTAACGGCCATGAAAAATATCGCGGCAGGTGGTGTTCTTGAGCGTATCCGTAAGCTGACCCCGCAGCATGTAATCGCGCCGTACCGGACAGTGGATGAGTGGCGCGAGTGGCAACTGGCTGAAGGGCGAAAACGTAGCGAGGAGATCAACCGCCAGAATCGCCAGTTGCGGGTGGAAAAAATCCTGAATCGTTCGGGCATCCAGCCTCTGCACAGCAAATGCTCGTTTGCGAATTATCAGGTGCAGAACGACGGGCAAAAACATGCGCTGAGCCAGGCAAAATCCATCGCTGACGAACTGATGACCGGGTGCACGAATTTTGTGTTCAGCGGTAAGCCGGGTACCGGAAAGAACCACCTTGCAGCCGCCATTGGCAATCATCTTCTGGCGAAAGGTCGCAGCGTGATTGTGATAACGGTGGCTGATGTGATGCTGGCGTTACACAACAGCTACGACAATAAAAACTCAGGCGAAAAATTTTTACAGGGGTTGTGTGATGTTGACCTGCTTGTCCTGGATGAAATCGGAATGCAGCGGGATACGCGCAACGAGCAGGTCACACTGAACCAGATAGTCGACCGCAGAACGGCTTCGATGCGTAGTGTCGGAATGCTGACGAACCTGAACCACGTAGCGATGAGTACGCTTCTTGGCGAGCGTGTGATGGACCGCATGGTCATGAACGGTGGTCGCTGGGTGAATTTTAACTGGGAGAGCTGGCGTTCGAATGTCAGACACCTGAGGGTTGTGAAGTAATTT